TCTTCGTGTTGGATCAGGACCCATTGGCATGAGCGGTTCAGCGATTAGCTTCACACGTGGTGAAGACCCTCTACGGGCTGATAAGCTCAATGCGGCATTCGCTGAGCGTGTGCTTCGTAGTGGCGACACTATGACTGGCTATTTGACGCTCGTTGGTGATCCCATTGATCCATTCCATGCAGCGACTAAGCAGTATATAGACTCAGCAGTCATCACTGCGGTAGGTGGTGCATATCTGCCATTAACTGGTGGAACGTTGACGGGACCGTTGACGGTCGGCGGGACATTAACCCTGCCGGGCGGCGTGCTGGCGGCGACCAATACCGGTAATTTCGACATCAAGACGGGAGCGACGACATCGCTCGTTCGTCTTCTGAACAACAACAGCGCGAGTCTTCTGCTGGTCGGCGGCACGTCGGCTCCGGTCAATCGGCTGTCCCTCACTGCATCCAATGCTGGCGGCAATATCGGCATCGCCGCCAATGGTTCGGACACAGACATCAGCATGAACTTAGCCGCCAAAGGCGCTGGGTTCCTCAACGCGCAGTCTCGTATTCAAGCCCCGCGTTTGAACTTGCAATCTGGCACGACAACATGGACCGGAAGTGGGGCGCCGAGCGCCACAACGTCAGGTTTTTTCTCTCAGCAGACACATACAGGAACTGGAACGACTGGCGGTGGCCCAAGGTTAAATTATCTGTCGATAGGCTCAGAGAGCATTGACGCCGACCCACAGGCTGTCCAAGCATTCAGGCTAACGCATCAGGTTGACACTGGGGCGACCGGTCAGCGTCAGACGTTCTTCGTGCAGGGGGTGCAGATCGGCGCAACTGCGGCGACATTCGGTCCATTAGTTGCCTTCGGTTCCTCGGCTGAAATGCGGTTTAACAGCGGAGGCGTAGCCGGAAATAGGAAAGCTGGCGCGTTTGGATTCAATCCATACACAATCATAAGTAGCGGCGCGTCGTATTTGTTGACCGGATGTGGTGGGGAGATCAACGTATCGGTAAGGGACCCTACCGGGGTTCAACGTAAGACGATTCTGCAACTCGTGTCAGACAGCGCGGATCTCTATCCTGGTGTGTCGCAGGACACGGGTCTGACGATCGCTAGCCAGAACAACGCCATCGGAGCAAAAGACGCCATCGGCATCGGATACTGGGGCAGTCAGTTCCCTGTTGCGGCCAGCGGCGAGACATCGATCCTGCGTGCCTATCGTCAATTACTCCCTAGCGGAACTCGTGGACAGACCGTTCAGCGCGGCATCGATTTGCTTGAGGCGGATGTCACCAGATGGGCCTTCCGAACCAGCGGATTTCAGGTTCATGGATCGAGCTTCAATAGCGGAGCCGTGCAGATCGGTCAGGGGGTCGTGCAGACCATCGCCAATGCGCTGAACATCGATGTCCCCGGGAACGTCGGAACAGGGACGCCTGTGGTCAGTGCCGGTGGTTCTGGGTATGCCGTTGGTGATCTGATCTACGATGCCTATGGCGGCGTCTATTCGGTGGCCACGATTAGCGGTTCGGCCATTGCAACTGTTGGCACGCCTATTCGTCAACCGATGATCCCGGGAGCAGCGCCAGCTAATCCGGTAGCAACGACAGCATCGTCCACAACGACCGATCCTGGTTCGGGCGCCACGTTGACACTTTCGTGGACCGCTGCAACGACGATGAATCTTGGCACCGGCTCAGCCACCATGATCAACATCGGGCGGACGGGAGCGACGACGACGATTGCTGGACTGGTTAATGCAGTTAACGACGCTGCCGCAGCGGCGGCTGGCATAGCCGTTACCGGAATATACCGCAACGGTTCAGCACTTATGGTGCGAGTTGCATAGGCAATAGGCAAAGGAGTTTGCATGAACACAGATGACATGATCGCAGTGACACTCACAGCAGGCCAGTGGGAGACAGTCATGCGCCTACTTGCTGATCAACCATACAAGGTGAGTGCTCCATTCATTCAGTCGATACAGACACAGTGTGTGCAGTATGAGATGAAGCACGTTCAGCAGGGGCATCAAGCCAGTGTATCTGACGAAGACCAGCGGTAATCTCAATCCTCGTGGTCAACAGCCACAGAGCAACCTACAGATCAGCACTGTTAGATCGTTTGAAGGTGGTCTCAACATCACCGACACCGATCTTAATATGTCGCCTAAGTTTGCTAGGGTGCTTGATAATCTAGAACGAGGCACAGATGGCTCACTGTCTGTGCGTCCTGGCACTGTGCTATTGACAGACAACATCGCTGATACAAGCGACATCATCAACCATGTTTACTTCGCTGGCTATGTATGGTCTGTGCAAGCCAGCGGTAACATCACCACCACAGCAGGTGATGGGACTGTGGCTGTTCAGTTCTTAGAGCCTGGACACACTGCTCCTGTATGGCCAGCCGGTGTAACATTCGTTGACTTCACTGTATTCAATTCAGACCTGATCATAGTCAATGGCAGAGACAAGCCATTGATCATTGCTGGTCGGCCAAGTGATCCCAACTATTTGGTGACTACCTACTTACAAGACCTAGCTACACTGTCGAATGTCAATACGCCAGTGGGTAGGTTCGTGATAGCACATGGACGTTATACGGTGATTGCGGGTGTGAGCACTGATCCTAGCAGCATCTTTGTTAGTAATATAGATACGAGTGGCACATATGTTGGTGATCCAGCACCCAATGATGGCATCAAGCTAGATGTAGGTCCACGAGTGTCGCTTGGCTCATCTACGATCACAGGCATGGTGGCATACCGTGATAAGCTACTCATTACATTCGAGCGTGGTGTATTGCCGCTCAACCTCGGTGTATACACCGGATCACCAGCAGTGCATACACCTACAGATGATGGCTTCATTGAGGAATTTGGCTGTCTCTCCCATCGCTCGTTGGTATCGGTGGGGGATGATACCTTCTTCAACGACAACGTGGGTGTCAACTCGATCACTCGTGTCAATATCTTCAATACACTCAGACCTGTTAGAGCTAGTCATCTAATTGATCCGTTGGTCACTGAGACGATGCAGAATCTGACAACAGCACAAATTGATCTGCATGTGTTTGCTATCTACGATCTACGCAACTTCAGGTATATGTTGTTCGCTCCTGTGTATACTGGTAGTGTGATCACTGAGACAGTGTGCTTCAGCTATACGAACATCCCTACGCTGAAGGTGCAAGCATGGGCACGACTGAGAGGATGGATATGGCAGTCTGCTTGTCGCACTAGTCTACAGAACATCATCTTCAGTCGTGGCAACAAGCTATATGCATACGACTTCGATAGTGATCTTGTTCTAGACAGACGCAATGATCCTGTTGTGAACAGCGGTAATGGAGAGGCTGTCAACTTCGAGTGGGAATTGCCTTGGGCTGACTTCAAACATCGTATGGACATTAAGACCACACGGTATCTGTCCTTCGATACACAAGGTCAGGCTGAGTTCACGTGTGAGTTGTATGTAGACAACAAGGTGTTTGACAATGAAGGGAACAGAGCACCGATGCTCTCATTCCCATTCGTTGGTGGTGATGGTGCTGGATGGGGTATTGGTGACTATGGCATAACACCTTGGGGTGGTGGTAGACGCACGAGCGAGGAACGTCTGTATGCACTCAATACGAAATTCAAGCTGATGAAGCTAAGGATGATTGGTGCTGCAAGGAGACGATTGCGGTTCATCAGCGTGTCGATAGCCTATCTACATGGTAGCATCCGGAGATAGCCAATGGTTGACTATACACCTAACATGAAGATGGTTATCCCGGTTGAGAACCAAACACCGTGGACAGAAAACATGGATGGTAATCTGTCCATCATTGATGCTATGATGGGACAGTTCCTAGCCATACCTGGCTTCACAGGTGCATGGGATAATGGTGTTAGCTACACTGTAGGACAGGTAGTTGTAGAGGTGCCTGCATCTACTATTTGGAACTGCAATGTGTCGCATACTAGTGGAGGTGGCACCTTCTCAGCAGACAGAATAGCACATCCCAGCTATTGGACACTTGTAGGTGGAACAGGCTATACGATACCAGATGCAGTGAAGAAGTCTGGTGATCTTATGACAGGTAGACTGTCACTACGGAATGGCCTAGACTTCGGCAATGTCGTAGCAAGCTCGAATACTGACACATCGAAGCACATCTCTCTGTTCTCTACCTCACATGGCATAAACGTTACAGCAGGAACACTCAATCTCATCAGCAGTGCAATTGATCATGTGATCAATGGCACTGTGAGGCTCCATATCTCAGGATCAAGCGTTGATGTGACAAACGTCCTCAATGCAGGACAAGCTGTCATTAGTGGATTGCATACATGCAATGCACTTACTGTAGTGACTGGTATCATCAATGGCAATGGTTGGAAGTATGATGATCTGCCGGATGGTAATCATGCTACTGCATTCGTGTGGACAGGCACTCAGCTGGACGCATACGTTGATGGCAACCGTATTGGTAGAGTGACTATCACGTGAGGATCGAGCCAATCACTGATGAGAACGTAGCCTATATCGTGCAGCTAGGTAAGGAGCTTGTCGAAGCAGGCACATTTGGCATGAGTGGTCCTGAGTTCGATTGGGACTTCACTATGCAGATGACTAGAGGACTGATGGAGCGTGATGACTACTACCTCCGTATGGCATATGATGATGAGGATAGGCCATGCGGGTTTGTAGCAGGTCATGTGTCACAGTTCTACTTCAGTCCTAAGCTGTCTGCGTATGAAGATGCATGGTATGTGCGAGAAGGCACATCTAGTAGGGCCAAGATAGCTATGGCACTGATGAAGGGTCTAGTCCATTGGGCATTGGATGCTAAGGGTGCACTGCTACTACAGAGTGGTGACATAGCATCCATTGATAGCACAGCCGTATGGGCACTCTACAACCATATGGGCTTCACTCGCTTCGGTGCAATATACAAGTATTCGAGAGGACTAGCGTGATGTGGACTCCAAGCGGTCAACTCGATCTGCATACGTTCATGGGTATGCGAGGTGGT